TGGCGGTTTCGTGGCTGCCGAGATTATCTTCCGGCGTTTCGATCACCGCGTTGGGCGATTCATGAATCGCCCCTACTTTTTTTTTACGGCCATCATTGCCCGGCCGTCGGCGATCCACATTTCGGCGACCGCGGCGCGCACGTCATATTCTTTGTACGCGCCGATCCAGCCGTATTCCTCGGAAAAAAAATCCTGTTCGCTGCGGACGGTAACGGTTTCTTCTTCGGCCATGAATTTTCGCGCTCAAGTATAAGAAGTACAAAAGTACAAGGGTATAAGAGTCTCGGACCCCCTTTTTTACTTTTTTACTCTTGTACTTTTTTACCTCTTTGCCATTACGCCAACGCCAACCACTTCACAGGCCGCGTGCCGGCGTCCAAAAGATTGCCGTCCGATCTCATAAACGCGATAAAGGCGATCTGATCCAAATCGGCATACCTTTCCTCGAGCCTCACAAGGCGGATCGATGAAACGTCGCGGATCAGATATTTACTCAAGTCACCGAAAAGCATGAGCTTTTGTCCGGTCGTGAATGTCGCGGACATCGACTGGTTGATTGTGTAGCGATAGCCGAGCAGCCTATCCGGCACGCCGCTTTGCAACCCTGGCTGCCAAATATAGGCGTTGGTCGTCGATTCTTTGAGCTTCCGAATGGTCGCGAGCACGGTGTCGTGGAACATGAAACTGGCGCCGGGGCGGTAGGCCGGGTCGACGCTATGGATAAGATCGATGACTTCATCCGATGTGAAAGTGGTCATGGATGCGGCGGCCTTGCCGACCACTGCGGCGACCGTCAGCCCCTTGGGCAGGGTCGTCCCGGCCCCGGTGGTGAAATGATCGTTCTGAATGCGCGCGATACGGGTTCCAAGCCAGTCGCCGACGAGCGCGCCGAGGTCGAAGGCCGAGTCCTGCGTCAATTCGTAACTCATCAAGATCGGCTTTGAGCTGTACTTGAAAGCGTTCAAGACGAGCTGCGCGAAGGCCGGGTCGACCGATGCGCCGATGGTCGTGGCCTCGGCCAAGATCGCGCCCTTGTTCGTGGTGTCGTTCATGGTCGGGTACGGTAGCGCGTTGCCGGCGTCGGTGCGGATAACCGTGGCGTTTAGCCTGACGACGCCATAGGCCAGCAGTGCCTGTTCAAGCGCGTAGATGAAGCCTTGCGGAATCGTCTCCTTGCCTTCCGTTGACGTGATCGTGTCCAGACCGACGCGAAACTCTCGCTGAAAGCTCCGATAGTGCTTGATGATCGGCAAATCGATCTGATTTACCCGCAAATCAGGGATCCCGATCTGCGCCGCGGCGTTGATGTGGCGCTGTTCCAAGACTGCGCCGGGCTTGCCCATGCGCAGAAAGCCCTGGACCGAGAGCGAGACGGCTTCTTCGTATTCATGGCGGGACATGGCGCGATTGGCCACGGTGCCATAACGGAGCGTGTCAAAAGACACATTGCCGTTAAAAGAGCCCTCGCCGTTGGCGTTTCCGTTGCCATTGCCGTTTTTGTTGACGCTACGGGCGAGCTCGGCCTCTTTCGTGGCTAGAAAATCCTCGTTCTTGATGCGCTTTTCCAGCCCGGTGATTGCCGCTTCCATCTTGTCGAATTTCTCGCGGTCCTCCGGCGTCTCGCCGCCGCGCTTGTCGCAATCGTTTTGCAAATCGCGCAATTCCTTGACCGCCGCGCCGAGTTGCTGCCTGAGTTCGTTAATATCTAAGGCCATAAACAATTCTCCTTTGGCTCAAGTAGTTTTGAGCGCGTTCGATAATTTCTTTGCGCATCTGGGCGCGGGCGAGGGATTCGGCGTTCAATTTTTCTGGGTCAAATGGATCTTCGGCGGCAAACCGGCCGCGTAGGCCGACATCGGTCGTCGGATATGCGGGCTGAGTGACCGGGGAAACATCGTAGAGGTTTTGAATCGTCTTGATGGCGCGCAATTTACCGGCGCGGTCGATCTCTTCCCCGTCCTCGGCTACGCGAAAGCCAAAACTCATCTGCGAGATGTATTTGCCGCGGATCAGCGTCAATAAATCGCGGGCCTCGCTGGTATCGGGCGGAAAAATGCGCACCTTGAGCCCGATTTCATCCTCTTCGAGCATCAAACTGCGATTCGAAACGCGGCCGATAAGCCGGTCGTCGTTGTGGTTGATCAGCGCGCGCACGTCATCGGTCTTGATCGCCGAGGTGAATGCGCCGGGCCTGATCACCTCGCGCCAGCCGGGCGCAAAAGGGAAGATTTCGAGGCTAGGTTGATTGAAAACGGCGGCGTGGCCCTCGATAAACGGCTTGTGCTCGCCGTCCATCGAAGCTCTGAGCTCGGCAACATTAAAAAAGCGGCGTTCGATTTCCATAAAAAAAGGGCGAGTTTCCGGCTGGTGCACCAGAAACCCGCCCTTCAATGGCAACAAAAAAACACTCGCGACTAACGAGTGCGATAATGATATTTAAAAAACTGAAAGAAAAGGAAAACTAGCGGAAAATAGCTGCTAACTGTCCGACTTGTCCGACTTTGTATGTCTTTTTTGCAATTGATCCTGCATTTCGTCCGATTTTATGCGCCAGGTGCCGCCGATTTTATAGCCAGGCAATTTCCCTTGATCGAGTAATCGCCGCACGGTGCGCTGTGAAACGTCGAACCGTTTAGCCGCCTCATGCGTTTTTAGAGGTTTCATATGGCGTGCTCGCAATGAAGCTCTTCGGCGTCTTCGCGCACATAGATGCGATCTTCATTGTCTTTGCCGCAGAAACAGCACTTCTCTGGCGGTCCCTGCCGTAAAAGTCGCCGCGGCATGGTGCCGGGATATCGTTCCTTCCAACACTCCGCGCAAATAGTCGCCGCGTGCCACGTGCTCATCGGGATGAAACGCTCTTTTTTTGCCTTCGCGGACTCAGCGGCCAGATAATTCCTTGACGCCGATTTTCATTTGCCGATGCCTCTTGCTTGCTGTATCCGTACCGGCCCCAATCGCAGAGCTTGAGTTCTGCTAGAATTTTCTCGAATCGATTGCGATTTTCCCCGTCCAACTCATTCCAAACAAGATCGGTCGCGCCTTGCGAGCAATATTTCACCAGCGTCGCCCACTGATCGGGCGCAATATCGAAACTATTTGTTTTCCACCATTCCATTATTTCGCTCGCCATCCGTTTCCGTCGCCTTCATCCCAGCAAACAGCAACCGCCCGCGTATCGTCGGGGTGAAATGCCGCCTTGCGATCTTTGCGCAGTACGCGGATTGAGATACCAATGGGACGGGGATGAGGATAAAGCAAATATCCGGCGGCTTCGATCTGATTCATGGCATCGGCGAGAATCTTGGCGGCGTCATGGGGTGTCATCTTCGTCTAAGAGTTTCAATAAATTTGAGATCAACTCTTCTTCGTTTCCTTCATCCGGTGGAACTACGTCGATGGTTACATTTTCCAAAATCCATTGCCGAATGATTTCTTTTTCTGCCGGAGTCATCAATGCGCCACCCCATTCAACGCCCCGTTGGGTTTGGCCGGCACCGGCAGATTCGCCGGTTCAGGCGGCGCGATCTTGCCCCTTAAAATCTCGTCGAGCAGATCGATCGGCGCGAGGTTTTGCTGCAAATAATGCCTGTCGCCATCCGGGCCGATGCCGTTCATATTTTCCAGCCCGCGGATCTCGTTGATGGTTATCGCCCCCATGTTAAACAACGCCTGGTAGAATTTCGCCCTCGAATCGCTGTCGCCGCGCAATAAAGCATCGACTAGGAACTCGGCATACAATATTTTTCGCTCCGCCTGCGTCAAAAGCGAGAGCGTGGCGCGCTGCTCCCAGCACACCAGCCAGGGCCGGATACAGTCGACCACAAAGTCGATCGCTTGCTGTTCGACGCTGGCATAACTCATCGTTCCCGGCTTCAGTAAACCAATTTTATAGCTCGGCACGCGGTAAAGCGCGGCGATATCGCTCTTGCCGAACTCCTGGCCTTGGATAAATTGCGCGTCGTCGGGCGGGATCCCGACATCCTGCCACTTCATGCCCTCTTCGAGGATCGCCACGCGCGAGCGGTTGCTGAGCCCCTGGTGGCTCTCGTCCCATCGATTGCGCAATTGCTCGAAAGCCGGCTGGCCGAGCACGCCGGGATGCATTAGAACGCCGCCGGGGCGCGCATCGTTGGAAAAAAAACGCGCGCGATATTCCTCAGACGCCTTCTGTAGCCCCAAAGTCTCGCGCGCGAGCGCGATCGGCGAGTAACCGATCAGCCCGTCGCTCGACAATCCGCGCAAGTGCATCACGTCCGTCAATTGGCGCTCGCCGCCGTCCGGTGTGATGTAATAGTAAAAAATCCGCTCCTGAAAGACCTGCAAACGCATCCGATCGGGCCGCAAAGGCCATAAATTGACCACCTGGCCGCCGGTTGTGCGCTCGATCTCGGCATAGGCGTTGCCCCACAAACAGAGATGGCCTTGCAATGTCTGCTTGAATTCGAACGGCGACATAAACGAGTTGGGCTGGTCGTGCAAAACCCGATAGACGTCGTGATCTCCCGCCCGTTTCTTGCCCGCCGGCGTGCGTTGATAGAGAAAAACGGGAAGCGATGCGACCGTGTCGGCTATAACCCGCACGCATTGATAAACCGTGCTTATAAGTAATGCATTGCCCTCGTTGACCCGCACGCCCGCGGCCGTCGACATGCCGCCGCCAAAGGCAAAATATTCCGTAAACCCCGGCGTATTGATGCCGATATTGCGCAAAGTGCGCTTGAACCAGTTAAGAAATTTCATAGAAATCTCATTTCCCTGCCATCG